TTTCTTGATGTCAGCTTTCTTCTCCAGTCAATTTTCATGGTACTTTTCCTCCTTAGTTATTCGGTAATTCCATAAGGTCATTATAAAGCTCCGTCGCGACATCATTGCCGCCAAGTGCGTGGTACGCCTTGTATGCTCTTGTGAGCGCCTCCTGAGCGTATATCGGGCATTTCCCGCGCTCGGTATACTTTTCGTGCGACCGGATTATCTCCGCCCGCAGCAGGCACTGCACGCCTGCCTCAAGCTGCTCTGTACGCTCATCGCGCTTCTGTTTGCGCGTTGCAAGCGTTGTAAACAGCACATTGCCGACGGTCACTCCGGCGCCGATGAGCGCTACAATAATACTGCTGTCCATTATGTACCCTCCATTCCCGCGAGCTCCACACGGAGCTGCGCCGCTTCTTCCTCAAGCGCCTTGAGCCTGCTCTTATCCTCGTCAGTGCCTACGCCTGCGACTATTGCCGCAAGCGGACGTATACGCTCCCGGTCTATCTCCGCGAATCTGCGGGATATCTCTGCGGCTCTGAGCCGGCTTTCCCGGGCGGCGCGCTGCTCGTCTGTTTCGCGCGGCTCGATTATATCGTTACAGTTCTGCGACATATGCGTATCCTCCTTCTACTGCCTTGATGTCTGTTATTGTCCTCATACTCGGGCGCAGGTCGAGCGGGTCAATGTCGTTCGTTGTCCGTACCTGATAGTAGCGCTGGCACTTCGCAAGCTCCGCGGCGTAGTCGGGCGGAACAAACGGGGTCGCAAGCGACCCGCCCTCCAGCTTCGCCCATGCGAGCTTCAGGGAGTTTCCGGCTTCGGTTCCCTTGTTGAATCCGATGGAGACTGCAGAGATGTACTCGCCCTCGGGAAGGTCGACCGATACCTTGTTCACTCCCTCGCGGAGCACCGAAGTATAGTAGCTGTCCACGTAATCCCCCGAAGCGTTCACGGTGCGGATTCTCGCCGACCATACCCCGGATACCTCCAGAACGTTCAGCGAGAGCGTGTACTTTCCGGGAGCAAGCGGGAATTCGATATTCTGCCAGAATGCGTGGGTGTTTGACGTCAGCGCCGCTGTAGCAGTCAGGCGGATTCCATCGGATTCCGGAGCAGCTTTGCACTTATCAGTGGAGATATACCACCTGTCCACAGTGTAGCCGGTGGAGTACTCGCTCAGCCCGCGCTGATTTACCCGGAAGTCCGGATTGTCAAGATCGTTCTTTCCGCTCAGCGTATTCCAGTACGCCTTCTCATCGGCTGTTACGTGGATATCCGCGTCAGCCGCATGCGCTTCTATGGCGGCTCTGGCTACGCTGTCAGCACCCGAGCCGCCCTGTGCTGACGTCTTAAAAGGGCATGCGGTGTAGTCCGAGCCTACAAGCTGAACCGAGCCGGCGCCGAGCAGATACACAGAGCCGCAGGCTCCGTAAATTGTCGCAGCCTGTCCCGCCGGAATGCTGACTACACCGTCAGCCCCTGCCGTAACTCCCGGAGCAGTGGACGCGTACACCGTAGTAGTGCCGTCGTTCCTGAGCCAGGCGTTCGTCCCGCCTGAGTAATCCGCCCTGATTTCCGCGCCTGCGAGCGTGATTGTTTTTGATGTCATGATTTATCCCTCCAAAAGTACCTTTTTGCCGTTGAAATACAAACCGTCTGACTTTGCCTCAAGCTTTCTGCCTGTATCATCGGTCGTGCTGTATATAGCCCATCCTTCGTTTGTTGCTTCAAATCTATACGTAATGTTTTTGCTGTTAACGAAAGAAAGTCCGGATGGTCTAAGATAAAACTTGCCCCCTTGGTAGACCCACAGTCGTGTAGTATTATCCACCTCAATCGTTATGCCTTTTTCATCGTGGTTATTGAGAATAATCATGTTGCTGCCGGAACTAAGCTCTACAAGCTGCTTGGGGTAGTCTGATGAAATAGTCAGATGCGACGCGTTAGTCCCGCTCAGCATAAAGCCATTACTAGCGCGCTGAAGAAACGCCCACCATGCGCCGTTCTGAAACATACACAACCCTTGTCCGTCCTGCACCGCGGCATACGAGGTTTGGGTCGGGGACACAAGCTTTTCAGCAGTTCCTCCTGACTGACTGAGCTGCTTCCTCAGCTCGTCTATCTGCTTTTCTGTCTGGGATTTGGGCTGCGTGCGCATAACGGGCGCTTCATCGGATTGTTCCGCGGCATCGCCTTCCAACGAAAGCGCCGCTATTGCGCTGGTTCCGTCTGCGGTATCGGAATATTCATCGACATTCGCACAATATATCGTTCCTCCATTGCGGTACTTCCACGTTACCTGTGTAGCCACGCTGATTATCTGCCCGATGTCGATAGTTCCTCCGGAAAATGCCAATACGTCTAACGGCTCTATTGTCGGGTCTGGAACGCCGCTTGCCTTGACATAGCGAGTAGGGTAGCTGCGATTGTTAAGATAACTTTGATTTATCGCCGCCTGTTGTTCGGCGGAAAGCGACTGCACGACAGGATTTTTCGGCAAGTTCAGAGCGCCTTCTTTGATATGCGGGGCGTCAGTTCCAGTCCAGGTTTTGACCCTGCTGTACAGCTTCACATTTTCGCCTTCGTACGATTGCAGATATGCAAGGTAAGTGCGTGTGTCGCTATATTCTATAGTGGTTCGCTCTTTGCCGGTTATAAGGCGGTCATAATTATCACCGCCCTCATATTTGTACTGCTTGAGCTGAACCAGCCCGCGATAATCGGCAAACGCACAGCAATTCACGGTCTGTGCTATCCACATCACGCCGTCCCAGCAGGACTGAATGCTTTCCGCTGAAAAATCGGGCGTGATATCCGCATTGGGGAGTGCGTTGAAGTCGCTTTCCGAAATTGCCACGCCGACATTACAGCGGTTGCAGAAATATGTGAGTGCCGCGTAAAAGCTGGTCGTTGGAGGCGACCCTTTGTCAACGGCAAGTCTGCTGAGCGTGTCGTGCGCGGTAAGGCTCACCATGTTCTGCTTTCGGGCAGCCTCTCCGCCGTCAACATAGAACGGCGGCAGCGGGACGTCTTCCCATGTTTCGGATCCGTCGTCCGCAGTAGCGGTGACAATGCCGTATTTAAGACTGATAACCGCTCCACCGAAATCATGATCGTATGCTTTGGCGTCGCGTATTTTTATCCGCATTTCCGCAGAGTTCACCGTGCCGATGTCGAACTTGGAGGAACTGCTCACTTTACGTGTGACGGTCAGGGACTTCTGCACGATTATACTGTCGTCAACAGGGATTATGGTTCCGTCTTTCAGCTTTATACCGCCGGTGATACGGTCTTCACGGACGGGGGCGCGTATTGCTTCTATGTACTTTTCAGAAACTGGGTACATTTTCCCTCCTTAATACTCGATGAAGCTGCACTCGAAATCAAAGATACATTCGTCGTAAGTGCTCCGCTGCAAGACAAGCTTGGGCTGCCTTGTTGCCTGCGGATATCCGGTGAACGTTATCTGCTTTCTTGTGAGCAGGTCGTAGTATGTTACCTCAAGCGTTGTGGCGTCTATCATGTTCAGCAGCTTTGACAGGTCTTTTGCTTTCAGCCGCCATTTATATTTTGGCGCGTGATGCTTTCTGCGGATAACCGTTCTGTGAAGATATCCGGCTTCGTCACGCACGCTGTCGTCGCTGTCGAAATCGCTGTCTACTACTGTCCATTCGCGCGGGGTAGGCGCTTCAACGCCGTTTATTTTGAGCCATGATAATTTCTCTATATCAGCCATGTTTCACCGCCTTGATTCCACTATGTCAACGGCGGCAAACAGAAAAAGCCGCCTGTCATTTCGACAAACGGCTCTGTGGCTCTCTATCCATTATAGCATGGATTTGCGGCTTTGTAACTGTATTCTTTTATATAGCGGGGTCAAGGCTTAACTGCTCCCACTGGCTGGTCTCCACAAAATTTGTAGGGAGCGCCACGCCGAACTGATGGCAAACGTCCTCTGCCATTTCAGCGATTTTTGCCGGGTGGCTTTTCTGGTCTTTCATTACTGTGCGCAGCGTCCTGATAAGGCTTGCCACTTCTCCGGCAGATGTAGCCTTTGTGGAATAAAGCTGCGCCGGGCTGTGGTTTTCTATCTGCTCTTTCATCTGCTCGAACGCCGAAACATACGCCGCAGTGAACAGCACGCCTTTCTTTCCGGTGAGCTTGTTTGCTATCATGTCGCAGCCTTTCTTGGTGATGAGATAGCAGGGGAGTTTTCTCCCGGTGCTGTCCTCATACTCAGCGGAAACAAAGAAGTCACTGAGCGCAATTTTGCTCTCAGTAAGATATTCGCAGTAGGTGCGGATTGAGCGAAGCAATTCTTTGTGCGGTCTTTCGATTTTTTCCGCAACTTCTCTGCTGTCGGCATAGTATTTACCGTCATGGTTTGTGAGATTAAATGTGTTCATCGTGTTCTCCTTTTCAAGTCGTTATTTTGCGCTCCCGGGTTCGTACTCTAATCATATCACTTTCTTTGCAGCTTGTCAAAATCGGGCAATTTCAATTAATTGAGATAAAGTATCAATCGTTTGAAATTTTATGTCAGCTGATTGACTGGTTACAAAAGTAACCAAAGTGATTTTTGATGTTTTGCACAAAGAAAAGCACCCCGCGTTGTGCGAGGTGCTGATTTTGTTAAATCACTTTATCGTTCTGCCCTATTGTTATCAAAGGTATAGAAACGTGTCCCATCGCTCGGCATACTGCTTCAAGGTTCTGCTTGGTAGTGCTAGGGAACATGCAATTCTCACTCTCCAGTTCTTTCTTAAATTTAAGCCTTAAATCATTAAGGATTTCAAGCGCAGCGATGTATTCTGCGGCAGTAAAAGCCTTTCTGGGCTGAATTGCAGGTTCTTCCTGCTTCTGCTCCAGAAGTTTTTCCTGCTTCTGTTCCAGTATGGGGATATCCGCCGTCAGCCCGAAGTACTTCAGCATACACTCGCAGCCCTTACGCGTGATAATGTAAAGGTCTGCAATGCACCTCGGTACGCTCGGATTTTCAGCCTTGAAAGCGCGAAGTTCTGCGTTTTTAAGATGGCGGTAGTGGAAAATATCAAAGTTGGGGTGCTTGTGGAAATACGGATATATCGCTTCCTTTGACATTCCGGTGAAGTGCGCGAAGTCGGCGGCGGTTATCACCGGATTGCCGTGCCATGTCTTGGGGTAGTAGTGGTACTCAGCGGTTTCAAGCGTTAGCTGTTCGGGCTCAAACTGCTCGGTCTTGCTTCTGAAATAGCTGTTCACCAGTTCGCGCTGCACCTGCCATGCGAGGTCGTCTGTGAACGACTTTGCAAGCATAAGGTAGCCGCTTTCAGTAATAAGCACCAGACCGTTCGGAGCGGCTATTCCGTACTCGTTTCTGGCTTCCGACGAATTTCGTCGGAAGTAATCAACGCCCTCTATAAAGCGGTTTCTGTTCTCTCTGAAACTTCTTCCCGCAGTTCCGGGTGCTCTCTTGTGAACTGTGTCAATCTCCTTGAAAGTAACCACGCGCTTACCGTTGTATTCCTTGACAGGGAGCTGCTGATTGTTTATCTTGATTAACTCGCTCATGCTCTCACCCCGCTTGCCGTAGCAGCCATCTTGTCAAGTTCGCTGACAAGCTGCTCGCTTAAATTCGCGATACCCAAAAGCACGTCTGTGTAAATTTTCTCCTGCTTTTCCGGGATAAACTCCGCGCACGCAGCTACCCACGCTATCGTTCCGAGCCTTTCAGCCTTTGCTGATACATTCAGTATCATGTCCTCTGTGATTTTGTTTTCCATAGCAAATTCCTTTCAAATACTTGACAGGAACGCCGTTCTGATGTATAATAGATTTCAGATTGGGCATTCCTGTCCTTTCAAACCGATAAGCTGTTGTGTCGTTGGTAGCGGAGCAACAGCTTATTTTTTTTCTCCGGCAGATATCAGCAGATGAACTCCCTGACGTATCGCTTCGGTTCTGGTTATACCATGCTCTTTGCAATACTGGATTAGCTTTTCGTTTGTTTCTTTGTCAAAACGAACTTTAACATCTACATCAAGTTTCTCATTGCCTATCTTTGGTCTGCCTGTTCTCGGACTCATTTAATCACCTCACTTTTGTGTTCCGTAATTCAATTATATATTTATGTGTTCCAAAAGTCAATCCCTTTCTCAAAATTTGTATAAATATACAAAAACCGCCCTGCGTTTTTGTGCAGGGCGGGGTGAATAGCTAAAGTGCTATTTCAGAAAATGATATTATATGCCACCATTCATTTTTTCCGAAAATGTCCATGTCTAACAAGTCTTTGACAGCCATGGATCCAGATATTTCTTTAGGGTGTTTACCGATAATATTTGACTGTTCGTCAGCTACCACATAAATTTTGCCATTACTCTTGGCTGTTATTTTACTATAACATGTAGCATAGCCTATGTCTTGCCCATCAAGCGCGAGCGATATAGAGGAAAACTCAAATGTGGTTTCAGTTTTGTTGTCAACCTCAAAAATAATGCATTGTTTGTCGGCAAAAGGAAAACTTGCTCCTGTTCCTATCCCACAATAGCTTAACGATATGAACTCATCTTCGTAAACCACAGACGGGGCGGCTTCCGCTGTATCTTGTGCGGCTTCCTCCGTTTTGTCATTATGTTCATAATAATATTTCCAACTTTTAAGGTCGCCATTCTCAGCTTGCAAATCAGCATTGTCACTTTCTAAACGCCTGTTTTCCAATTCTAATTCAATTATGTGAGAATTTAAATCAGAATTTTGTTCTTTAAGCGAATTGTATTCCTCTTGCGAAACCCCAGAGCACCCCGAAAGCAACACACATGTGCATACACATAATGCGAAAATTGTTTTTTTCATTGAAACAACCCCTCCTTGCGTCAAATTGTAACACAAAAGAGGGGTTTTGTCAAGCGTTATCTGCCATTTGACATAGCAAATCTTCTGCCCTGAACTTTCTGAGAAGCACTTTCAATTTCTTCGCCGTCAAGTTCGAACGTGATGTAAGTGTCCCCGGTCGTGAATGTGACATCTTCAAAACTCCGGCTGCTGCTATATGATTCCTTTGCACCCTCCCATGCATAGCCGGGCTTTGCACCGGAAGCCATGCTGGAAGCCATTCCTGCGGCAACATTCTTTATAGCTGTATCAACGTCAGATTCGCCGTCTTCTATACCCTGAGCCAGACCTTCAGTAATATATCCGCCGAGTTCCTCGAAAACAAGGGACGGGGAATGGATTTTCAGCTTGTCCTTGAACGCTTCCATTCCGTTTGCTGCAAGAGTGCTGAGCGCAGCTTCCAGTGTTTCAGACCCAGTGATAACGCCGTTGCTGGTTCCCTCAACGATATAGCCGCCTATTTCCTTATAATAATTCTCATTGCTTTCGTCAAGCTCAGCGGCTTTCAGCGCGTCATACACATCTTTGAACTGACCGTTGTTTTTAAGGTCTTCAATTCTGCTTTCACGATTGGCATTCTTGCTTTTATATGCCAAATCACTCCTGTATTCTGGCGAAAAATACTGTATAACATCATCCGCTAGTAAGGGGTTGGAAGCCAATGCATAATCTTGAAAGCTAGGAATTTGTGCTTCGAATGTTGCTCTCACTTTTTCATCAGCCTGATTCCACGCCGCGCCGACACCAGCCCCTTTCATGAGGTCGATTTTTTCGAGTTCTTTCTTGTACCCCTCGTCAATCAGCTTTGACTGGTCTGAAAACAGCTTTTCGAACGCACCGGTGCCGAATTTCTCGTCATATTCAATGTCAACACCCCAGTTAATCAGAGTATCTTTCCAGTTTTTGAGGTCAGCAGCCTGCTTGTCCCACGCGGACTGAATCGTTGAATATGCTGTGCTGGCTGAACTGGTTATGTCTTCTATCGCCTGCTTTACCTGATTTGCGTCTTCAAAATCAATGCTACCGTTAGTGATGTTTGCAAATGCACGATTCAAGGATTCCTGTTCAGACGTGTGAGTATCTACCGTAGCCATCTTTTTGACGGTTTCGTTGAACTGCGAATAGTCAGCTGCGGTCGCAGTGCCATTGATGATTTTCGCGGAAAGCTCGTCGGCATTCTTTCTCAGTCCAGCGAGAGCGGAATTGCCCATATTTTCTAGCAGATACCATTTACCGACCATATCCTCGACATCAAGCCCCATCTGTACAGCAAGGTCATGGAACGACGTTTTCAGATTATCGACCATTTCCTTTGTGTATGAACCGAGATTTTCCTTGATAGCGCTGCCAATGGTGTCAAGGTTATCCTTGATTTTCTGCGCGTCAGCCGGTGTCATAGCTTCGCCAAGTTGCTGGTACTTATCCGTAAGGTTAAGTATTTCATCAGCCGCGCCGCTTGCCTTTTCCTGATTATCTCTGATAGCGTCAGATGTGGTGATGATATCCTGATATCGTGAGGAAACCGTATCGAACAAACCCGTGAAGCATTTTGCAAAGCCGTCGACCGCTATGCCGCCGTTGTCTGCGTAAAATATTGCGTTCCCTATTTCCTCGTTGGTTTCATTTATTGCACTGTTCACACCGAGAATAGCACCGCCGAGAGCGAGCACAGCAGTCACGATTGCACCCACTGGATTGCTGAATGCCACAAACGCCGCTATAGCGCCTCCCGCGATCCCTATTCCAGCTGCAAGCTGCGTCCAGTTATTCGCAAGGTTTCCAGTTCCCTTGATGAGATTTTTCAGGGAGTTATACAGCAGCACTCCCGAAGAAGCGCCAGCCGCGAGCCCTCCGACAAAGCCGAAAAGTCCGCTAGCAGCCTTGCTGCCTATCTGCGAAACAAGTGTTTTTATAACCTCGCCGACCCTGCGCAGGTTTGTTATGAATCCGATTATTTTTGACCCGACAAAAACTCCGCCGATAGCCGCACCTACCGCCTCAATCCACGGCAGCGCTTCCTTGAACCAATTCCTGATATTCTCCGCGATTTCCTTTGTCTTACTTTCGACGCCGTTGAGGAAGTCATAGGTGGGAAGTTCGATATCAAGGTCAGTGGAATATCCTGTGCCGGAACCGCTTGTGTTGGAATGCGAACCGATAATGTTGAGCTGGTCAACGCCAGCCAGCGAACCCTTGAATTTCTCTGTAGCCGCCGTTGCACCGTCCGCAGCGTCCGCGATATCATCATAACCGTTGGAAACGCCGCTAAGGTCGATTTTCGGCAGCTCAAAGCCAAGGAAATTCGCGATACCGTTTGCCGCTTCGGTCAGCACCTGCACAAACGCCGTGAAATACGGCAGGAGCGCCGACAGCACAGGCATGAGCATATTTCCAAGCGCGCGTGTAAACTGCTGAATACGCGCTTCAAGCACGCGCACGCCGTTGGAAGCAGTGTCGATAGTGCGGCTCATATCTCCGGTAACGCCGATGCTTTTTGCCTGCTCTATCATCGCCACATAGCGGAGCTGTGCTTTCTGAGCCTGCGTCATGCTTTCGTAGGTCTGAGTTATGCCTTTCTTGTAGGCAAGCTGTTTCAGAGTGGCTTCATCAAGTGCAAATCCGAGCCTACGAAGCGGCTCTAGTTCCCCGGCAAAGCCCGACTGCACCTTGTTGTATGCTTCCTCCGTGCTGATGTTGTAGAACGAAGAAATGTCATAGGAAAGCTGGGTCAGGTTCTTCGACATAAGGTCTGCCTTGTCGGACACTACGCCAAATCCCTTGCCGACCGACTGGAAGAATCCCTGATATCTTATCCAGTCAGAGGTATCAACGCCGAGCGCCGCGTTGACCGCTTCCGCGAATTCAAACGCGCTGGACGCAGATTTCCCCATTGTGACGTTGAACAGGTTCAGGTTTTCAACATACTGCGCGGAAACGTTGAAACATTTGTCGAGTACTTTCTTAAGCTTCATCAGCGAAGCCCACGAAATCAGCGACTTTGTGGACAACGAACCGAGAGTGCGCCCCAGACCGCCCAGACCTCCGCTGTTGTTGGACTGACGGCTTGCCGCCTGCATTACCTGTGCGAGTGCAGTGAGCCCCTGTGCCGCCTGTTCAGCCCTCTGCATGAGGGGTTCAAGCGTTGTTGTAAGCTGCCGAATGCTGTTCGAGAACTGCGTAAAATCAATCTGGTTGATACGCTGTGCCACCGTAGGCAGCCGGTTCAGCGCATTTGCAAGCTGACGTATCGCTGTTGCGTTTTCTGTCCGGAATGCCGCCATCGCCGAGTTCAGCATTTCAATGCGCGATGTGTCTATCGCGGACATTGAATTTATAGCCTGAACCACCGCCGGAAGCCGTGACAGGCTGTTAATGAGCGGCGTAAGCCGGATATCCTGAATGCTGCGCAGACTGTTCAGCGCATTCGTGAGCGAAGAAAGCTGCGCAGATACGTCCGGGAACGCCGCTATCGCCTGGACTGCTCCGGAAGCCTGCGAAAGTTTGTTTATTGCGTTGACGTAGCTGTTCACTTTCGGAGCTCCGGTCAGCGTGTCAAGGGATTTCAGCGCATTTGCAGCCTGTGTTATCTTGTCCAGCCCAGACAGACTGGAGATAGCACGCCCAGCTTCTGCAAGCTTCTCCAGCTGCTTTGTGAACTTGTTCAAACCATTTCCGGTAGTGAGTGCCTGCACCGGAGAAAGCAACCGTTCAAGTGTTTGCTGGAGCTTTTCAAGGCTCTGCGCCGCGTCCGCTCCATCGGCTTCTATCTCTATCTGGAGTTCGTCAATCGTTGCTTCTGCCATTATTTCTGCTCCTTTCTCTTGCCGCCAAGAGCTGCGACAAAGTTGTCAAGAGCAATTTCGGCCGCCAGCTCGGCGCGTTCCTGCTCTTCAAGTTTTTCCTTTTCCGTCATTTCACGCGGGAATATCTCCATAGGCTTGCCCGGATATTCCGCCCGAGGACTTCCTTGCTTGGCGAAAGCGTTTGAGAGAACCACCTCGAATGCATTCTTGCAGTACAATCCATTCAGCCACGCGCTGAAATTCTGTTCTTCCAGTTCGCGTTTGCGCCGCTTGTTGTAAGCTTGAATAAAAAAGCTGGGAAGGCAGTTTTCGCCCTCCCAGTAATCCGTGTAGCTCATGCCGAGCGACATGCACAATATGCACTTTTCGTCAAGCTGCTTGACTATTTCTTCGGGAGATATCAGTCCTCGTCCTCGTTCTCCCAGATTGCGTTTCCCTCGTCACCGTCAGTGGCCTCAGGGTCGCCCACAAGGTCCTTTATAGTGTCAACGTAGCTGTTGATGAGCTTTTCGCGGAAAAGCTGCTTCTTGCTCTGACCGAGGGCGTCGTATATCTCCATTGCCTTCTTCTCAGAGATGGCGGGCTGGTGCTTCTTGAAAGCGCAGTGAATAAACGGAGCCAGCGCCACAAACGGATTATCGAATACATCTGTGGGCTTATTTCCGGTCATTGCATACGCCTTTGCGGTCGCGCGGTCGAACTCTGCCTTATAAGTCTTTCCGCTGTAGCTGATAGTGAGTGCCTTTGCCATTTTGTTTTCCTCCTGTAATGTGTAGTATTACTCGTCTGTCGGTTCTGTGAACGTGATAATTTCGTCAATCCACTTGGGCTCGCCAGTCGGGGCTATGTAGCAGTCGATTTCGACAACGGAGTTGACCTCAAGCGCAGGAATGCCAAGGGCGCTCGGCTTACCTTTGTATGCAGCAGTGTCTCCGTTTTTCAGCTTGATGAAGAACCATGTAGCCTTGTCGTCCTTTTCGGCTGCTTCTGACGCCGCAACCATCTTCGCCCACTCCTTCTTGAGCAGTGTTGTGAAGTTAGCCTTGTAAGTGGAAGCGCTCGAAAGGTCTTTCAGACCGGGGGTGAATGTTTTGGCTTCGGTACACGAAAGATCACTTGTATCGAGCATTTCCGGCTGCGGGTTAAGGTCGGGACCGGACTTGATATCCGTAATAAGCAGCGCGGTCTTAGGCATGGTGCCTGCGACCGTTTCAACCGCATATCCGAATTTCGCACCAGCCGAGCTGATAGGAATTCCTCTTACCATGATTTAACCTCCTATGAAGTATAAACTATATTGTCCTTGCCGATAATGCCCGAAAACCGCATTGTATAGCGATATATCGTCATATCGGCAACGTTGGGGACAGGCTGTCCGAAAGTCCGGATAAAGCCTAATTCCTGCATTTTCTTGTCAACAAAAGCCGCTATCTCCCGCGCCTGCGCCTTTTTGCCGCTCTGCCTGTTGGAGTAAACCTCGCACTGGTACATAAGCTGCGCGTGGTTTTCCCTGCATTCAGCCGTCTGCGAGGGAGCGTAGCAGCTGTTGTCCTGTTCCCACAAGCACACCGCCGGGAATTTCGCCGGGGTGTCGCTTGACGTGCTCACAACCGAAATGCCCTTGTATTCCTCGCGCAGGGCGGTCGCCACATAGTCAAACACCGTGCTTTCAATGTCAATCATGTGAACACTCCCTTTGCTGTCGGAATCACCAGCGCTCTCAGCTGCTGCGCCGTGTTGTACATGAACGGTCTGGACGGCATGCCCTTTGTCCATGCGACATAGGTGCCGTCTTTCAGCCGTTTTCTCGTGGGATTTGTGTCCCCGTCGCCGGACGGATACCACCAGCCGAGCTCCCCGTGACCGTTTACGTCATAGGACCAGCCGAGTATCGCCGGGTCAGGGTGGGGGCTTCGTGAGCCCTTAATGCCTGTGCCGAACTCCACATAAGCGGCATAGCCGCATGTGCACTTCACAAATCCGGTATTACCGCCGTATTCGCTGTGAATACCGTTCTGCAAAGCGCCCGTCATGTGAATGCCGCCTGCTTCCACCAGCGCAATGTTCGCACCGATTTCCGCAAGCTGCCGCACAAGCTCCTGCGCGTTGCGTTCGAGATTTGCGCGGTATTCCGCAAGCTCCCTCACCGCTTCGCGCACGCCGGAAGCAGACAGCCTAACCGTTATCCGTTTCATCTATCTGCACCCGCTTTATTGCATACTGAACGGCGTTCAGACTTCTCGCGACCGCCTTGACGATATACTGCTCCGTGCCGATATACACAAGTGAATTTTCGTTTATCGGACATCTGGTGTCGTGGGTTATCATCGTGCGGTCGTAGTCCAGCAGATTGCCGAACTGCTGCTGGGAATAATCCCCCTTGTTGGAGGAAACCGAAATCATCAGCGCCGTTTTGTCGCCGTATTTCGGTGCAAATTCGCCAGTAGCACAGCCTTTGTCGTCAATAAGCTCCGCGTTCCCCAGATACAGCGCGTATTCAACTGAAATCTGGTTGCGCTTCAGATCTCTCATTACAGCACCCTGCCTTTCGGTGTGACTTCCGAAAGAAGCTCCTCCGACACCCACGCATTGGAATACGCGCGGCTCACGCCGTTCTCGCTGTGGGAAGTTTCTCCCTCAGCGCCTGCCTTTGCGTAGAGGTCAGCGGCTATGCGAAGCTGTAAATCGAGGTATCTGCCTTCAAGTTCGCCCGGGAAATCCTCGAACGGATATCGCCGTGCCATGATAGCGGCTTTCGCGGTGTCAAGATAACTTTCCGCTTCTGCGTCGCTTATCTCCGGCAGGCGGATTTTCAGCTTTGCTGTCTGCGTCATTGCCGCCCTCCGTTCTCTCAACTTCGTAGCCCATCGAGCCGAGAACAGCCGCTGTGTCTTTGCTGACATCAGCTATGCCGTTCTCAAACTCCGCAATGACCTTCCCGCAGGTCATCACGATACGGGCGTTGTCGCCCTGATGTACTATCATGTCGCACCGAATGTAAGCTTGCCGTGCAGCTTCTCGAAGCCGTGATCCAGACCAGCCTGTCCGAAAATCTGATACTTCCATGCCGCGCCTGTTTTATCGAGCGGTTCAAGGAAGAAGTTACCCTTTCCGGGAGTGGGCTGTTCCACCAGATGTACAGCAGCAGGATTGAAGCACAGCGCAGTGTCCTGCGGCATTGTCCTTGACAGTGCGATTCTGATTGTGCCGTAATCGGTTATCAGCCGCTGAATGTTGATTCCGGCTTCCGTCACGCCGGGCATAAAGTAGCCGCTGCCCTCGTAGGCTTCGGAAATTGCAGCCTTGATATCAGAGTTGATAAGCAACAGATAGCCGTCGATGTCGGTGTTCGCGTCGTACAGCTTCTTGAAGAAACTCTTAAGTATGGAGCGGACAGTGGAAGAAGACACCGCTGCGGTCTCCTTGACAGCGTTTGTGACGATTGCTTCCAGAATACCTCTGGTCTGGTTTGCGTCAGTGTTGCCGGTGGACTTGTGATACTTGCCGTTAATGCAGGTGTACTCGATGTCGTTGCGTATCTTCTGCATGGTAGCAGCGGTCTGGAACTGAAGTTCAGACGTGGGATTCTCAGCCTGACCCGCGTTATTCACGCCGGAAAGCTGACCCATGTTGCTCTCACGAGCGTAGGAAATCGCGATGGATTCCTGGAAAATCTGAGTTACGTTCGTTGCCTGAGAACGGGTAACGTTAGCCGCTTCGGGTGCGGTCAGCGAATCGCTCTCAGAAATCTTGGGCTGAGAGGGAGTGCCGAGCGCGTACTCCTGATTTACGGCAAATTCAACCGCTTTGGTGGCTTTGGGCGCACCGATGAGGTTGAGAAAAGGTGTGGTGGTGATACTCTTGGTGTAAAGCGCACCGGAGTAAGACACCAGGTCAAAGTTCATGCCAGTTGCCATGTTTACCTCCGTTAGTCTGTGGGAATGTTCCTGGCGCTGTGAACAGCGTCCGCAGCCTTGATGATGTCAAGGATAGAGCCGTTCTGCACCGCCTTGTTGTACTGTTCCTGGGCGCTGGCGGTATTGCCTATCGCGCCGGGATTCGGTGCGGGTGTCTGCATTGCCGCCTGCTTTGCAGCTTCGGCAGCAGCCGCCGCGTTTGCGGAAAAAGAGCTTATGAGGCTGTCAGCGAATGCAAGCGACTTCCCCTCATCGTCGGACACAATGCTGTCCAGCAGCGGAGAATAACACTCTTCCTTGATACCTGCCTTGACGAACTTTTCCTGTACCTTGGTACGGTTCAGCAGACGCGTGTTTTCAGCCTTTATCTGTGCGGCTTCCTCCATGAGTTTCTGGTACTTTTCCTGTTCGGAAAGCTTGTCGGCCTGTTCCTTGTCGTACTTGTCCGCTTTGTCCTTGTAAGCACTGAACTTATCCTCAGCCGCCTTTGTCTTGGCGTTGATTTCCTCGTGGTGCTTCGCAAGGACAGCTGAAATCTGCTCGTCCGTGATGTCGGGCATTAAGTCTTTGAGTTCCTGTCTTGTCATCGCTTTTACCTCCTGATAACACCGCGTAACGCTGCGGCGGCGAATTTTGTTGCATATATAGCAAAAGAGCCTCTCCACCCCTAAAGGTGAAACGGCTCAATGGCTCTGAAAATATTAAATTATAAGTACTGCACCGTGCAGCGGCAGTTGGCAATTTCTGATACGCTCGCGCCCAGTGAACCATCGCATGGGAACATCATCTGATATCCGCCGATAATAAACGGCTGGTCTATCGGCACGGTCTGACCGGAAGCTTCCCGGTGAGTGCGCCGCACCTTGCTGTCCCCGAACGTTTTCCAGCGCTTGCGGGTGAATCCCCGGCTGAGCGCCGCGTCCATCTGCGCCAGGTTGCACATCGCGTTGACTTCCGTCCGCGCGGTGTTCAGCATGCGGTCGTAAAGTGGGATATCGCAGCCGCCGACCGTTGTGTCAAGTATCTGCATAGATAATTCCGTGGCGTGATTTCTGACCCACGCCGAAGCATTCCCCACGCCCTCTGCGCCCAGCGTTTCGAGGTACTGCGGGTAATATCTGTTGAACAGTTCAATGTAACTCCGTGCGAACTCGGCAGCAGCCGCCGCATAAAGGGCGGCGCTGTCAAGCTGGAAAGGAGAATATGCCAATGAACGTTGAATGGTGTCGTAGTATCTGAGCAGTATTCGCTGTAATGCAGCCGCCATGACTACCCGAAGGCGCTTTTCCGCAGAGGTTATGTCCATCTCCCCGAAAAAGATTATGTTGAGCTGGTCAACAGCGGCGAGACTATTCGCTTGCGCCATCGTCCGCACCGCCCTTTGCAGTCAGCTTCCTGAATATCTCGTCAAACTCATCGGGCGCGCCGGCGTCAGCGGTATTCATGACCGCCGCCTTATCCTGTTCGCCCTGCTGCTTCCACTTTTCGAGATACTCCACGCTCTCAACATAGACCTGCTGCGGATCGGAGTACAGTCCGCAGTTTTCGATAGCGATACGCGGGTGTATTCCGGCTTCAAGCTGATTCTGCAAGCCCTGTGTCTTGGTAAGCAGATTATCTGTCTTGTTGCGCGTGAATTTTATGTCGATATCGTCAACGGCGAGGTCTGCGAAATCCGCAGGCACCGTTGACGATGTTGTGACCGTCCTGATGATTTTCAGCACGTTTTCAACGAACGCTTTTTCGCTTTCGTCAAACGACTGCTCAAACGACTTCGCCGCAGCTTCCGCCTGCGTCCAGCCCTCGCCGATAATGAGAGCCTGTCCGGTGTTGCCGCCTGCCGAAGCCTTGCGGTCGGGGACGGCGGCTATCTGGAGCATTTTCTGATAGAGGTCGTCGGCGTAGGTCTGCGTCTGGGTCTGGTCGAGTACGTTCTGCAGCATCTGAATGCTTGCAGGCATATTCGGCGCGGATTTTGTGCAGATACCGCCCTTGGCGGCAAGCTCCGCGAACTGTTCCTCGTCTATCTCCACGTTGTTGAACCACGTCAGCGACTGTATCTGCTGTTCGATACCGTCCGCGCGGTTGGAAGCGATGTTGTTCAGTTCGTCGATTATCCCGAGGACTGTTTCGAAGCAGCCCTGCCGCGTGGGATTCGCCCAGTATTCCGTGACAGGATTGAACACTATTTCGGATTCGCCGACAAGCACGTTATCTTCGAACTGCCAGCAGTGGCTGTCGGAATAAATCGTGTACTTCTTCTTCGGGATATCGGTGATATCGTCTATCATGTCGTCCGTGCTGTAGATAACTGACAGCAGCACGCGTTTGGTGAAGTCGTTCGCGCGTATTGTGAACGTGCAGCGCGGGTCGCACACATATGTATGAAGTTCCGTGCCCTCATACAGCGTGATACGCTGCGCCACTCCGCAGATGAAAAGCCACTGCGCAAGCTCCCTGTCCTTGCTGGATTTGCCGAGCTTGTACATCAGCTTGTTCAGCGCCGCAAGGCTCTCATCGTCCGCCCTGTTGTTGGCGTCATCGAGGGTATCCTTGCCCCGGTAAACGTACTGCACCGGCTCGCCGAACGTGAAGCCGGTCTTGAAATTGGTTATCTCGGCGGCGTGGTTTATCACGACCTTGTTGTTTATCTCTGGGCGTACTTCCTTTGTGCGGTCGAGAATGTCCATGCGCCCGCGGTAGTAGTTATACAGCCGCTGGATATCGCAGACATTCGCGTTATGCACTGACATGGCGCGGTCAACTATCTGCTTCACGTTCTCAGCCGTGAAATTCCGCTCGGAAGTGTAGATACACCGCCTGCCGTAATTGTAGTTTTCCGTCATGTCTTTCCTTTCAGTTCGATGAGCCTTTCAACCTTGCACCGCTTACAATAAGCGGATATCATTCCGGAAGCGGAAACATCAGCGTCAAACAGCCGCTTTCCGCATACCGGACAGCAGATTTTTATAAGCATTCCCGCCCTCCTTTTCTCCATTATATCACATATTTTCCTGTTTGTAACTGTATTCTTTTTGTGGTGGAAACGGCGGGTCCTGCCCCCGCTGACGATTTAAGCAGGTGAGTAAATCGTCTAACTTCTTCTGCGATATCGCTATCTCTATACAGTTGTATACCCCTTGATACGCTGAGGGTACTTTTCACACTTGAACCTGCCATGTATGTGCGTCATCTTGCCGCGCTGCGTTTCCAAAATAGAGACAGCATGACCTAGAGCACCACGCTGCGCGACACCATGCCATTAAACCGTCTCATGGTTGCAAGGGCGGGATTCGAACCCACGGATTCCAGCTAATGGGGCTGGCGAGATAGACCGCTTCTCCACCTTGCTATATATTAATCTTCCAAACCTTACGCAGCCGCACTATTGCACGACTGCGCCAGGAGGAAGGGCAGAACCGGCGGTGAACACACAAGCCGCCAGCCCTGATATATCAAATCCGCGTTTCCGCGAAAATGAACGCGAATTATCGTCTCGGCAATGAAACCATGATAGAATGCGCCAGTTCATCAGACAGCGCCCTGAAATGCCTGCACTTCGGGCAGCGCCGTTTCATGCAGCCGCCGTTGATACCGCACTTATGGAGCGCACAGTAGAATTTCGGCTTTTTCCCGGTGAGTTTTCCGTTCAGAAGCAGGAATTTCGTCATGCTACCACCGCCGTTCTATCACTTTGACTGAACACAAGCCGTTATCCCGGTAATCCATCGCCATCGCAAGGCTGTCCGGCGCGTCGTCGTGCTGTTTCTTTGCTTCAACGGAAATACGGCAGAGTTCGTTCATCGCCTTGTCGTACATCTCGCCCCGCGCCTTGTCAGAACGGAATACCAGCCGCGACTTTATATCCGAGCTCCAGCGCACTATCCTGTCCATCTTGCTGGATTTCGTGGAAGCTCTCTGGCTCTGTATCGACATCTTGTAATTTCGCTCGCGCAGGGACTTGTCGATTTCCTCCGCGTATTCAGTGCCGCCGACGTTCGCTTCAAAGCGTGCCCTCGCAACATTATTGCGGGCATAAGCCGCGCAGACAAGCGGTTGCGTGACCGACTTATCCCCGGTGGAAAACACCCAGTCATGCACATACCCGGTATCGCCGAACCAGTAGATTATCGGCGCGGAAAGGCTGTCCCCACCGCCCCATGCAACGTCCACCACAGACATGATATCGCATTCGCCGTCCGGGAGCACGCCGTTGTAGTAGTTCAGCTCGTCACGCTCGAAAAGCAGACCCTCGCGGACATACGGGTCGCCCATGTACTTGCAGGACCATGTGCAGGGGTCGATACTCGCTTTCATGTCCTGATAGTAAGCGGTCGAAAATCCCAGCCCATACGGATAATCGAAGTTGCTTTCGCCGTTCTCGTTCAGCGCCGGAATGACCGTGAATCTTGCTTTCGGGTCATCGCCGTACTGCTGCTGCAAACGTCCGATAACATCTCCGACCGCCCATCGCGTACCGATGTGGAGTTCCCGCGCGCCGTCTTTCTTACGGTCTTTCAGCTGATTCAGATAAGCGTCGTACTTGTTCTGCAAACGCTGCGGATTGAGCGCTTCCTCCAAGTCCTCGATGATATCGTCCACATAAAGCAGATTTCCGACTTCCACCGCACCTGTCAGCGTACCAGTTACGGAACGGCATGTCAGCGTAGGGAAGCGCCGCTTGTGATTGACTGAAATACTCTCGTCCTCCGAGGACTCCGCCACGACCTTTGCTTTCGGGAATACGTCATGCCAGAGGTAGTCCGGGTCGCTCAAAATGTCAAGGCATTCCTTGAAGAATCCCTTTGTCAGCTTATCGGAGTGGCCGGACATCACGTTCGCCTTGTCCGGCTCCCGCCCCATCAGCCAGGTGACATAGAAGATTCCGAGAGTTGATTTTCCAGTTCTTGGCGCTAAAGAGACTGCTAAAAGTTCAATCCTGCCGTCCGCTAAATCCTGCAAATCGTCAACAACAGGTTTCAGCACGTTCATTCTCGGCACATAGAATTTCTTCTGCGGCTCTCTGTCCCATTCCACATAGAGAAGATAGTAATGAAACAAGTGCGGTGCCAGCATGAGCGCCGCCTTTTTCGCAAGTTCATAGAACTTTATAGCGGTCTGCTGGTCTGACAGCGCGAATTTCACTTTCTGCTGCGCCGCGATGTCGTATATGCGTTCGTAATGCGGACGTGCCTTTTCAAAGTCCGTTTCCAGCCGGACGGTATCGAAATACAGCGACAGATTATCGTATGTGCTGATATCCCGATTGGAAGCACGCCTGATAAGCTCCGATGTTTCCACATTTCCTCCTGAAAACAAAAAAAGAGCCACCTCGACCGTAAAGGTCAAAAGTGGCTCAAAGGCTCTGAAAATATTCTGTTGTTCTGATTATAGCACGGATTTCCTGGGCTGTCAAGGGTTTTCGCGAAAGAATACAGTTACGCGGTCTGCTTCCATTCCGCATATCTGTTCTGGAACGTGCTCAACGCCACTCCGGCTTCCCTTGCGGCGGCTTTATAGGTGAGTTCCCCGGCGGCAAGCCTGCGGAACACGTCCTCGGGAATATCCTTGCGCGGTCTGCCTACTCTCCAGTTCGGGTCAGCGGCGGCAGCGGCTTCCTTGCCTGCCTGGGTGCGCTCAAGAATGGTGGCGCGCTCGAACTCCGCGAATGCAAGCAGATTCGTGACTATCAGCCTGCCCATCGGAGTATCTTCCACCAATCCCATGTTCATGATGTGGACCTTCACGCCCCGGTCAAGCAGCGTGGTGATGTAGTTCAGCCCGTGCTGAACAGAGCGTGCAAATCTGTCCAGCTTGCAGACTACCAGCGTATCGCCGCGCTGGAGCTTACCGACAAGCTCGTCGAACAGCGGACGTTCCTTTGCGCCGGAATAGGCTTCCTGCACTATCCGCGCCCCGGGATAGCTGCTAAGTATCTGCCTTTTCTGTTCCTCAAGAGACGTGCCGTAGCGCTGCTGTCCCTTGCTGGATACACGGCAATAGCCGTAGATCACGTCAGCTCACCTCTTTCCTTTTGCTGCCTGAATGAGTATCAGGAACGGCATTAGCAGGATATAGAGTAATCTCATGGTTGGTTCACCTCACTTCCTCACTTGTATATCTGTCCCCGGTTTCCTGCGTCCATGATTACGACAGTGAGAACATCGTGCTCGACCCGATATATCAGACGATAATCGCCAACGCGGAGCCGGAAATGTCCTGCTTCACCTTTCATCTGTTTTATATCGCCTTTTTCCGGGAGCATGGATATCGCCTTTAATATCCGTTTTTGCTGGTCTGCCGGTTGTTTCCTGATGAACTTTGCAGCAGGCTTCTCAATGATGATTTTATAATTCGTCAAGGTTTATTCCGAGCTCCTTTGCAAATTCATCGAGTGTTACACTGTCGTGCTTATGCGGGTCAGCGTCGCTCCGGTAATCATCAAGCATTTTCTGGCAGAATGCGTCGTCCTCCGCTTCTTCGTTAAGCATTTTCTTCACGCTTGACAGCAGAGCGCACACCTGCACCAGCTGTTCCTCGCTGAAACCGTCTATCATGTTGTAGATCATTTCCTTGGTGCTCACGTTTCATCAGCCTCCTTCTTCTGCTTCTTCCCACGCCCGTCAGGAAGCCCGGACGGTTCGAGGACTATCGAGCCTTCCTTGCGCTTTCCTGACGTTTTCGGCTGGACTACTACCTCGTAATCGAGGTGTTCAAGAAGCTGGATTAACAGGTCACACGATATCTTGCCCTTTAATCTGCTTGCCAGACAAGATTGCGCGCTATATCCAGCTGTTTTCGATAAACGCTCCTGCGTGACTTTCTTTTCGCGCATTACGGTTTTAAGTGCGTCTGTTGCTGTCATTTTATCGCCCCTTTGCTATAACTTTATTGCTTTTCTTGAATTATACCATATTCGCTATGTTTTGTCAAGTCCCCGCAAACCGTTTTTTGAAAAAAATTTTATTCGAGGGGTTAAGAGATACCCTCCCCGGGCCGCCCTGGCACACCCCCGGGGTACCCCTCCGGCGGTGCAGGTGCTCCGGATCTGGAGGGCGGCGGCAGGTGGGCGGGGCGCGTGCCGCTCCTGCGAGGTGTGACGAGGACCAGCGCGGCGGGTTCCTGTTTCCCTTTTATATAGTACTCCTGCACCGGGGGCGGCGCTCCTGCTGATTTCGTTGTGATTTTGCACAAAACAGCATACCGCAAAATCTTGAATTTATGACATATTCAATGAAATAGCGAAAACGCTATGAAAATCCGCGAAAGCCTCTTGACAATATAGCGAAAACGCGATATAATACAATCACAAACGAAAAACAAGCCGCCGAGGGGCTGAAGCCTCGGAGAAATGGAGTGGATACCATGCCTAGACATTTCAACACCTTCGACCAGTACAGCGAGTACTACAACGAGCACGAGCACCGCGCCAACGATGTTGATGTAGTAGAGTACAACAAAGCGAAAAAGCCGCACACCGACGCAGACGGTGAATTCACCTGCAAGAACCGCCAGACCGCAATTAAGCGCTTCGCGAAGGCTACCGGCTGGGAGTGGGCTCTTATCGAAGCAGAATGCCCCATTTACGCTAAGAACCTTTCAACCGACTGCGACAGCGTGACCGCCGAGGAAGTAGAACCGGGTGTGTGGTATGTGGCAGCCCGCTACTACAAGGACGCCGCCCCCGCTGAGACCAAGACCCCCGCCGACATCATCGAAGCAGCGACCGCAGCCATCGAGAACAAGCCCGCCCGCAGCGCATGGGCGCACGGTGTCAAGGCGTACGCGCTGGAGCTCCTGGACAACCTCGCAGAACTCACTGCCGACAAGCTCGCAGACCCCGCAGCCGTACGCGCTGCACTCCTCAGCGGTGCGCAGGGCTGGCAGGAGTACAGCGACGGCGGTTGCTCCCTCATCTGCGACCCCGACATTGCCGCGCGGGTCTGCACTCCCTCCGAGCTTAAGCGCACGCACAACGGCGAGCGCTACCCCAATAGCCGCGAGATCTGGCTTGATGTCCAGGCGCGTGCACTCTCGCAGGCGGCGCGGCTCGTCTGCGAGGCAGTGAAGGAGGTGATAGCATGACCGCAATCGAACTCAACACCGGAGCAATCAAGCTCCATCGCGACCGCTACGACGCCACCACTGAAAGCACGCTTGTAAATATCCTCTGGGCGTGCGAGGAGCGCGACACTTACTTAATCGGCGAGCCGTGGGACCTCGACCCATACGGCGGCATTGAAGCATACACGCTGCACAACTGCCGCCTTGATATCTGCTACACCCTCGACACGCGCGACATTGAGCGCATAACGCGCGGCGGCGTTGTCACCCTCCACCCCCACGCCCCCGAAAACTGGGAGCGCGAGGAGATAGAGCGCGAGGAGGTGGAAGGCGCGTGATCCTGTTATATATTCTGCTCATGCCGGTCTTGATACTCATTGACGCGGCGAAAAACTCCAAGTAAACACCCGCCCCGATAGGCTCGAAGCCTGCCGGGGCTTTTCTCTGTCTCCGGCTCGGTGGAGTGCGCCCGCGTTTTTCGGGGCGATTTTCTGCACCGCCGCGAAATAGCCCCGAAATTGCGCGTATACGGCGCGTTTATATCGAGGGTATATCAGTATACCCATAAAGCACAAACGTGCGTTTAAAGGGCAATTCCGGCGCAAATAGAGGTATCTCCCGCGCCGCCTTGATATCTCCCGCCCATATTCGCGCCCGCGCTCGTAGGTCCTCGGCGCTGCCTGCTGCCCTCCGAGCCAGCGCCGCCCGCGGCCGCCCGGCGTTCCTGCTGCCAGATCTGCCACCCAGACAAGCGGCACGCCCTCTCCGGAACTGTACGCAAATTCCCGCACGGCTCCCTGCGCATGCCCGGAATAGTCGCAGGGCAGTCGCGTAATAGTCGGCAAATAGTCGTGAGATAGTCGGCAATAGTCGTGTGTCGCCTGAGAAGCCTATATATTATAATAATGTAGATAGAAAAGAAAAGAGAAAATATAGTATATCTCTATATTCTCTCTGTGTGTGATAGTCGCAGGCACATTTGCGTTTTGAGGGGTCTGTGCGGCTCTGTACGCAACGAATAGTCGCAAGGCATAAAACTATACCCCCAGAACACAAACGTGCGTCCTAGGGGCAATTCCCACGCAAATACGCGCTATTCTGTTTTCGTGTCCTCTGTGCTGTCCTCGATAACTACTTCCTCGGATAGTCGGCGTTCTATTTCCTGCCTGTCCACGTCAGCACCGAAGATGTTCTTCGCCTGCACCACAACGTCCTGCTGGTCTTTCATGCCGTAGTAGTTCTTCGCACGGAAGATATATGCCACCGGATTTATCATGCCTTTTAACACCAAATCCGCGTCAATAGCGGCTAAAATGTTCTTCGCCCTTTTTATGATCCCTGCACGCGTGTCGCCTTTAGTCCCATGTTCCCAGTCCAAAACTGTATTTATATCGGCGCCTAATGACAGGCACATTTTCTCAACTGTGGGCAATCCGCCGTTCTGGGCGTAATACATGAAGAAATCAGCGAGGCGTTCTACACATTCTTCGTCAGACTTTACGATAGGCTGCTTGAAATCGCGAGAACATTCGGCCACAATAGCGCTCATGGTGTCTGCCGGGAGTTTCGTTGTGTCGATATTCACGGCAGGCTTGTGATTACCCGCGCCGGGACGTTTGCGCTTTACAGGCTTGTTGTCGTTCTCACTTGCCATTGATGATACCCTCCAGTCTGCCCAGCGCGATGGGGCGCAGGCGGTAAATGTTCTCTATGCAGTAATTCATTGCTTCCGCAACGTCGCTCCACTGCATATTCTCGATGTAATGAAGCTGCAGCAGTGTGCGGAGTGTGTCCGGAAGTGTGTCCGCGATAGTCGGGTCCGCTTTGTACGCCGCGACTACCGCAGAATAGTCGTACTTGGGTTTGCTCATGTATTACCTCCGTTCTGGGGTGGAATTAACCCCGTCATAATGCCGAACATCTTCTTGCAGTTCTCGCATTCGCCCTTGACCGCGTTCGTGTACACCTGCTGCAGCGCTACCGTGCGCCTGAAATAGTCGTGGGCTATCGCTTCGCCGCGTTCCCATGCGTCATAGTCGCGGAGTGCCTGCGCCTTTTCGCGTTTCGCCTGGTCTGCGGTGATGATTTTCATGCTGAACGCCTTGTAGATGTTCCGCGCTGTTGTGTAGAGAGCCTGTGCGGACAGCCGCGCGTCCTCCGGGAGCGCCTGACGCGTCCGCGCAAGCTCAAAAATGTCATTTCCTGTCATATACACCTCCGTTGTGTGTCGTGTAACCGGTCGTAACCGAACGCGTTCACATACCGGTTACGGCTTTTGTGGCTTAATAATGCGGGTTCAGGCGGGGCGTAACCGGTGTAACCGGTGTAACCGTGGTTTTCTCTACACGCGTAAGAAAATATTTTAATTTCATATTCAAACAAACGTGAATGAAAAATATAAAACATATAAGCTGTATCTCCGTTTACCGGTTACACCGGTTACATTCTCACCTGTGCATTATCTTGAAATCAGAAGTCCGGATACTCGTCAACGGCGCTGTTATCAGCTTCATCGGCATTTTCGCTGATGAGTTTCAAATGAACGCAGCGGGTTGGGACGGTTCCGATACGCTTCAACACTGTAAAGCGGTCTTTGACAGTTCTGCGAATAAGCTGACGGTCAGCCAGCCAGGACAGCAGGGAAGCGGGGTTGAATCCGCCCTCGCTGCATATCTGTTCGAATTTCAGCTTGATTATGTACACGGTGTCATCGCAGAATTCGCCCCAGACCTCCATGTTTTTCTCGGTCAGTCCGAACTTGTTCTGGTTCTGCGTGATGTACTCGCAGACATACTCGTAAGCACGCTTATTCACGCTCACATCGTCCTTGGATTTGAGATAGGGCGCAATGTCAGCGGCAGTCAGCGCAGGTCCGTCAAGATAATTCTCGGTTATCAGCCAGTCGGCGGTGAGTATAAGCGCGCCGGACTGCGCCTGCTTCTGCGCGATGTTGTACTGTCTGACAAGCTCGTCCGAAAACGCCTTGAATTTCTCCTCCAGGCGCTCCATAACGCCCTCGGACATGATTTCGTTAACGAACATCTGCCCGAAGAATCCGTAGACGGATTTCACGAAATTTGCGACGTCACGCGGGCTGTCAAACTCCGGGCGGCTGTCGTCACCGAAGAACTTGTCCTTGCACTCTATCTCAATAACGCGGTTGACTGAGCCGCCGCCGGAACGGCTGGAATTTATCGGGCGTTCTCCGGTGGATATCACGCAGTTGCGCCACTCGGACGTATTGTCGATACCGCCCATTTTGTTGCCGCGCGTGCGTCCGCAGCCCTCTGTCAGCATGTAGATGGTATTATCCATTTCCCGGCGGCTGTCCACGATCTGGAGCTCGTCCACGATGTACGGCAGGGAGTTGTAGAATGCCGCAGTTTTCTCCATGCCAACGTATGTTGAGTTGAATGTGGAGATATACGCGCCGAGTTCTGGATTTCCCCAGCAGGAAGCAGCGCACATCGCAAGCACGGTCTTTGCGCTCTCCGTTTCGCCCCAGAGGTGCACCCAGAAGCAGTTGCAGCCCAGCGGTCTGACGAGCACCGAAGCCAGTGACGCAGCGAAAACCATGCGTGCTGCAACGCTGTTTCTGCGGATATTCTTGTTGATAAACTCAATCCACTTGTCCCAGTCGCCTGGCTTGCCGCGCCGTTTCACGCTCTCATAGCGCTTCTTGTACTCAACTTCACCATCAAAGGTCAAGCCATCTGTGTAGGGCGCGAATTCAGTCTCTTCGCCGCGCTTTATCCAGCCGAGCCGCGTTACGCACTCGACTTCCGGAAGAAGGTCGCCGGAAAGCTGTTCAACATCGTAGAGGTAGTTGACAAGGTTCCGCGCCGTTTCAGAAGTCACGACGACACCGGGCTTGGAAAGTTCGGTTATCTTGTTCGCGACTGAGATGGTCGTGCGGTCAACGATAAGCTCGCGCCAGTATTTGCCCTTGAAATACGCAAGTTTTATCTTCTCCTCGCCGGTGTCGATGTTGGTGTAGCGTGCGACAGGCATTATAGGGTGAGGGCACGCCCAGACAAGCCCGCCCTTTTCGCCCTGCGTGCGCACTCCGGAAGCGTCGCACACCCACTTGCCGCAGGGGAGCGTTACGGGCTGCAGCGGGAAGTTGGTGTAGTTTCCGAGGTCGTCCGCAACGTCCTTGCGGCTCTCCGCGAATGCCTTGTACAACGTGGGGAAATTCGTGACCTTGCACTTCTTTGCCTGGTCGGTCATTTCTGCAAGCAGTCGCTTCTGCTTGAACTTGTCGCCCTTGAACATGTAGAGAAATTCATAGGGCTTCTCGCTGTTAAGGAAGTCATCGCGGGTGTATTCGCTGATATCCGGGTAAATCTCGCTCATGGTTTCGGCAGTTCCGCTGTCAACGCCATCGCCGAGCAGCTGGCTTGCCTTTTCGATATCCAAGATCTCACTCCTTTCTCGCCGCCGTCATTTCCTTGTACGAACGCCAGTAGTAATAGAACACCTCCAGCACTCGGGCGGCGGTCTGGTGCTTGTCCTCGATGAACTGAACATCGAAGTGATAGCGGCTTCCGGTCTGCCATGCTTTCAGCGTGGAGTACACCATCGCGCCGATATCGGTTTTCACGCGCTGCGGGCTTGCTTTCATCTGCCATTCTGGGACGTGGTAGGCTCTGAGCGCTTCCCAGCTTCCCACGCCCTCAATGAACAGAGTAAGCTGCTTTGCAAGCTGCGCGGCGCTGTACAGTTCCTTTTCTATGCGCCCCCGGTCGAAGGTCACGTTGTTGTATATCTCGTCCACGTTCGCTTTGCGTTCCACAACGCAGGACATCGAAAAGTCGCGTCCGTCTGCGGTGAACGAATAGTCGCCGTAGTCGAGCTTGCGTTCCTCGCGCTTTATGCCGAGCTTGTCCAGTGCTTCAATGATGTGGGCGTTCTTCTGTTCCCGCGTATCGTGGAGGATAGTCACGGTTTTCAGGAAAGTTTTTTTGTCAATCGGCATGCGTCCATTTCCTCCTCTTTTTCTTCTTTGGCTTTGGCTTTGCCGCCGCGCCCTTTGCTTCATAATTCGAATATGTCCTGCTGTCGAAACAAAGGTATTCGCCGCGGAATGTGTCGTAGCAGATACACTCCGCAGCGTGTATGCAGCGGTCGGCTTTGGGACAGGGGTTAGGGTGTGGTTTCATCTGTATATCTCCGTACATCAAGCAGAAGACTGCGAATGGTGTTGTAGGTTTCCAGCGGCTTGATAGTGTCGTCCTGACCTATACTGTCGCGCTCTATGTGGACTATTGCGCCACCGTCAGAACGCTTTATTACAGTGCCTATTGTGTTAGTGTTTATCATCTTTTCGATGATTTTCTCACCGAAAACATAATGAAGTTCAATGAATTCAGACATCAGTATCAGCCCTCCTTCTGTTCGCGACGGATCCGGTGGCAGCTCCTGACTATCTCATTATAGCAGCTTTCGCAGAGGTCGATTCTTGCCCACCTGTATTTTACGCCTATTATATACCCGAGCGTATCTCTTACGTTGTGAGATTCCATGCGTTTAGCCTTGAGCATAAATCCATCTTTGGCGTTCATCTCGCCGCAGATATCGCACGACCTGCATTTTACTTTAGCCATTATCAGCCCTCCTGTTCCAAAACTCAGAAATTGTCTTACGTTTGTTTTCTTCGGTATCATTTTCATAAACTTCTACCGCGTATGGCGAGGCGCCGCATTGTTTGCATTCGACCATCATTACATCGAAAGCGGTCCCTTTTAAGTGTGTAGGCGTTCTGTAATATGCCTCGCCCCCGCAGAACGGGCAGGACTTCAGCTTAACATCAGCCATTGTTGTTTACCTC